CGGCATCGTACGATGCTGAGGGAGCCGAAGTGTCGGATGACACCCCGGTCCTGGCTCAGCCGACTGCGAACGTGGAAATGGCGCGGGCGTTCGTGCCGTTCTCGATCGAGATCGGTGAGGACTGGGGTTCTTTCCAGTCGGAGATGACCCGGTTGTTCTCTGACGCGAAGGACATCTTGGAGAGCGACAAGTTCCTCAAGGGACTCGGGCACGGCTCGACCCAGCCCGAGGGTCTCCTTGTCGGGGCGAACAACGGCACGGTGCTGACTGCAACGGCTTCGGTGTTCGCAGTGGCCGACCTGTACTCCCTTGAGAACGCGTTGGCACCAAGGTGGCGCTCCCGTGCGTCGTTCACCGGTGGCAAGGCTGCGTACCAGAGGATCCGCCAGTTCGACACGGGCGGCGGTGCTTCCCTGTGGACGCAGCTGCGGTTCGGTTATCCGGCCGACCTGATCGGCTACCCCTCCTACGAGTGGTCCGATTACTCGTCTGCGGTGACGACACCGACGAATACGATCCTGACGCTGGGTGACTTCTCCCAGTTCACGATCATCGACCGGGTCGGCATGTCGGTCGAGCTCGTGCAGCACATGTTCCACACGTCAAACAACCTCCCGTCAGGACAGCGCGGCCTGTTCGCGTACTGGCGGAACACGAGCGACGTGACCGTCGCTGCGGCTTTCCGGCACATCCGTATCTCCTAACGGGGAGCAGGTTGGGGGAGGGCTGCGGCCCGGTGGCTCTCCCCCATTCACAACCGGGCAAAGGAGACACTCAGATGACAAGAAAAACAAGCCCAGGCGGGAGGGACGTGTACGTCCCGATCGAGCCGTTCACGGCCGACATCGACGGCACTCCTGTGTCGTTCACGACGCAGACGTATGTGCGAGAGGGGCATTGGATCCTCGAGAAGTACGGGCACCTCTTCCACCCGGTGCGTGTGCAGTACGACGTCGAGCAGGCGACGGCAGCGCCAGGAGAGAAGCGGGCATGACCACCGCAACCGGGCGAAGGCTAAATATCGTCTGGAACTCTGTCGCGCCGTGGATCCCAAGCGGGTATGGGCAGCAAACTGCGCTGACCACCGTCCGGCTACGGAACGCCGGCCATAACGTCGCCATCTCCGCTTTCGCGGGGTTTGAGGGCACGATCGGCGAGTGGCAGGGGATGACCGTCTACCCGTGCGACACGACGAGGTTCAACAAGTACGCGCTTCGCAAATACGTAGAGCGCCACTCCGCCGACGGCACCGGCGATGACGTACTCGTCATCACCTTGCAAGACGTGTGGACATGGCTTGACAATTCACCGCGCACCGGAGGCTTGCCGGCCGACTACCGTGGGCTCAGGATCGCTGCCTGGTGCCCGGTAGAGCACGACCCGATCCCAGCGAACACAGTGCAGGCGCTTGAGGCTTTCGGCGCACGACCGATCGCGATGTCGAAATACGGCAGGGAGAGGATGCAACAGGCCGGCCTCGACCCTCTCTATGTGCCGCACGGGATCGACACGACCGCGCTACAGCCGAACACCTCAGCTGCGGAGCAGGTACGCGAGGCACTAGGGGTCAGCAGGGACGCGTTCATCGTCGGCATGGTCGCTCACAACCAGGGCATGTCTCCATGCCGCAAGTCCTTCCCGGAGGTTTTTCAGGCGTTCTCCATGTTCCTCGAGGACCACCCCGAGTCGATCCTCTACCTCCACACAGACGTACTCGGTCTCAACGAGGGGATCAACCTAACCGCGTTGTGGCGCCGGTTCGCGATACCAGACGAAAACGTCCGCTTCGTCAACCAGGACAAATATTGGCTCGGCGAGATCACACAGGAGCAGATGGGATACATGTACTCCGCGCTCGACGTCCTCGCGTGCCCCTCTTACGGCGAAGGGTTTGGCATCCCACTCATCGAGGCGCAGGCGTGCGGGACACCCGTGATCACGACGGACTGGACGTCGATGACGGAACTCGTCGGCCCCGGCTGGCTCGTTGATGGCGACCCGTGGTACAACCCCGGATCCGCGTCTTTTTGGAAGCGCCCGGCGATCTCCGAGCTGATCGGGGCACTCGAGAAAGCGTACGAAGCGAAGGGCGACCAGGCGATCTCGGCAGCGTGCCGGGAGTTCGCTCTCGCGTATGAGGTGGACAAGGTGTTCGCGGAGCATTGGGTGCCGACACTGGAAGCGTTGTCGAAGCCGCGCGAGGTACCGCCATTGCCGACGCTCAACCGTGAGACAAGGCGGGCGAGGATCAAGGCGGCAAAGCAAAGGACAGCAGCGTGAACATCGCAGTGTTGAGCTTGACCCGCGACCGTCTCGACTACACCACGCACTGCTTCGGCACGCTGCTCGAGAACTCCGGCTGCGATTTCGACTGGTGGATCACCGACCAGGGCTCAGATGACGACACAGTGGACTGGCTGATCGCCAACACGGACGCGACGGTCTACTCGTACACCGAGAACATCGGGATCTGTCCCGCACTCAACATCATGATCGAGGACGCTATCGAAGCGGCGGACTACGACGTCATCGTCAAGTTCGACCCCGACTGCGAACTCGTCACGCCGGACACGCTACGTGATGTGTGTGAGAAAACACTTGAGCTGGACGCTGTCCTGTCGCCGCACATCCACGGACTCCGGCAGCCACCTCGCATCACCCACCGGGAGGAAGGCGTGTCGTGGACGCAGGTCATCGGCGGCATCTTCATGGCCATCCCCGCGTGTGTCTTCTACAACGGCTACCGCCATCCCGAAGGGACGCCGCTGAAGGACTCCGACGACTCGATGCTGTGCGGCTGGTTCCAACGCGCGGGCGGGCACGTCGGATACGTCGACGGCTACCACGCGAACCACTACGAGACGACAGAGGGCCAGTGGGGCAGATACCCCGATTACTTCCTGCGGAGGGACGAAGAACGCGCTGCAGCGGGACTTCCTCGTGTGTTCCAGCACCTCCGGAAGGTGGCCGTATGAAGTTCATTGGCATCCTGATGATCAACGGCGAGAACGACATCCTCGAACGTACGCTGGCGCACAACGCGCGGCTGGTCGACTTCTTCTACGTCCTCGATGGCACCTACCCGCACGAAACGTCGCGGGACATCTGCTTATCGCATGACAAATGCCATGGGTACAAGACCGACGACGAAGTTCCATATGCGGGACAGCCGCGTGACGGCTGGAGGCAACATCTGTACGAGCAGGCTGTCGCAGACCACGGATACGACAACTGGTTTCTGCTACTTCACGGGGATGAGGTGTGGACCGCCAACCCGAGAGACATCGTGGACGGCCAAGCGGATTGCTACCAGTTCCCCCTCCCGTTCTATTTCCCTCGCACCGGAGAAGAGTGGGATGACGACGTCCATCCTCTAGACCAGCTGCATTGGCGGCTCGGTCCGGGATATCCCGAGTGGCGGCTGTTCCGAGGTGCCCCTGATGTCCACTACGAACCAAGACAACACTTCAACGTCCTTCCTGAGGGTCTGAAACGAGCAGGGTTTTCATCGGAGTCGATCCTGCACTATCCGTACCGGTCACCCGTAGTTCAGCGCCAGCGCGCAGTCATCCATGAGCGAACAGGGTTCGACCCTGACAACTACCGGCACATCCTGGACGACGATGCCGTCTACTGGACAGACGACATGATCGCCGCCTATCAGCGCAAAGAGTGGTTCCGGAACCTCGACTGTCGTGTGACGGCACTTTCGTGATCTTCGACACAGACGACCTTCACGAGGGTCACGACCGGATGGATCTCCTGCTCGAGCTGAAGGCGGCGAACACCTCATTCAAAATGACGGCTTTCGCGATCCCCGGACTCGGATCCGACGACTATTGGGATTCCCTGCCGGATTGGATCGAAGTTGCGATGCACGGGTGGACACACCCGCATCCTCGCGAGGCGGAGCACTGGTCGTACGAGCAGGCGATCGACGTGCTTCTATGTGCCCCACCTCGTTTTGTGAAGGGGTGGAAGTCACCGGGATGGCAGATCAGCGAGGGGACATACGAAGCGCTCGACGAGCTCGACTGGTGGGTCGCAGACCAGCACTACAACGACCACCGCCGTCCCAACGGACTGCACTTCCATTGCGAGGGTGACGGCGACCACGTGCACACGCATGTGCAGAACGTGTGCGGCAACGGGCTCGAGGAGCAGTTCCCCCACCTACTTCAGCGTGTTGCCGCCGCAGAGTCGTTCGAGTTCGTTTCGGAAGTAGTTCGCCCCTGGGCTTGGGATCCGATGCCAGCATGACGTTGGTCAGCATCCTTACGCCGACACTGCCTGAGCGATCAGACTTTCTCGACGAATGCAAACGCTCCGTCTCGGCGCAGACTGTGGACTGCTGGGAGCATCTAATCGAACGAGACCCAGAACATCTCGGGTGCTCAACCGCCATGAACCGCGCAGCAGCCCGGGCAAAGGGGGAATGGTTCCTTCCTCTCGCCGACGACGATCTCCTCCTCCCCGGATGCCTCCAAACGCTGCTGTCGTACACGAACGAAGCGGACATCGTTTACGCGCCGCCTCTCGTGTGGGGGCAGCCGCAAGAGTGGTTCACACAGGCGCCGCCCGTTATTCCATCGTTCGCTCTGATCAAACGCGATCTGTGGTTTGAGCTGGGCGGCTACGACGAGACGGCGAGGCGCGAGGAAGACCGAAAGATGTGGATCAAAGCGATGGACGCGGGCGCCCGTTTCGTTCGGGCTGACCGCGCACCCACGTGGGTGTATCGGCACCACGGCGGAAACAAGAGCTTCCACCAGGGCGTCGCGTCCGGACATGTTTGGGTCGCAGCGTGATCGACGCATCAAAGGTGTCCGCTTGTCTCGTCACGAGGGGAAACATCGATATGCAACCGATCCTCGAATCGCTCCCCTTTGACGACATCATTGTTTGGAATAACGCTGAACGTGAAGACCTCGGCATTTACGGACGGTACGCCGCCATCGACGAAGCGAAACACGACGTGATCGTCACCCAGGACGACGACCTGATCGTCACCTGTTGGGATCAGATCCTCAGCGCATATGAGCCCGGCGTGCTGACCGTGAACTATCCGCAGCCGTGGGACATACCGTGGGTTGCCCGCGGCGCTGTGTTCGATCGAGAGCTACCAGGGCGTGCATTCCAAAGGTGGGACGCACAGTACGAGCGCGACCGTGATTTCACGCACTTCCAGTGCGACGGCGTGTTCGCGCTCCTCACGGGCAGATGCAACGTGATTGATCATGGGTCTACGGATCTCCCGTGGTGCAATGCCTCCGGTCGGATCTCGACGGAATCAGGATGGTACGAAGACAAGCGCCCGAAGATCGCAGAGAAATGCAGGGCGCTCCTATGAAGCGTCCGACTATCACTGTCGTGACGCCCTGGTGGAACCATCGTGAGCTTGAGCGTAACTACTGGAACGCGCTCCGAAGCGAAGAATGCGAAGTGATTGTGGTCGATAACGGGTCGGATCCACCGCTGCCGAATGCATGGCGGCTCAACGACAACACGGGGTTTTCTCACGCCTCAAACGTCGGCCTTCAGCTCGCCCGCACAGACGCAGTCCTTTTCCTCAACAACGATGTTGTCGCGACGAAACCAGGGTGGCTCGAGCCTATCCGGGACTCACTCGAGCCGGGTGTCCTCGTTGGTCCGGTGATCCGCTACGACCACCATGGTGGCGTCGACGACCACTCCCTCCCATACCTGGACGGATGGTGTCTTGCTGGCATGCGCGAAGACCTGCTCGATCTCGGGGGGTTCGACGAGGAGTATGAGGAGCCGTCGTACTACTCCGACAACGACCTTTCGTTCCGGGCGAGGTGCGCAGGGATGACGCTGCGGGAAGCTCGCACGAGCATCGGGCACCTAGCATCCCAGACGTCCGGAGGTGTCGTGTCACCTGGTGTGAAGCGGACGTTTGACGCTAACTACGAATTGTTCGCCACCCGTGTCCGCGAACTCATGCGAACCCCGGAGCTGGTCGGAGCCTAATGCCTCAGCGTCCATCGTCGCCGCACACCATTGGTGGGCGGTCATTCCGCCGTGTCGTGACCGCCACGCAGAACAGCACTCTAGGCGGGTCCGCCACAGGAGGATCGCTTTCGTCGACGCACCTTGTGCTGGAAGAGGACGGCACAAGCAAACTGATTCTCGAAGAGAGTGCCGGGTTCATCTTGAAAGAGGAGAGCACCTAAATGGCGGACACAAAAATCTCGGGCATGACGGAAAAAACGACACTAGGAGCGACAGATCTGTTGGTCATGGCTTCTAATGGCACAACGAAAAAGATCACTGGAGCAAACCTGAAGTCTCAGATCGTCGCAAACGGCCTGACCGGTACGCCGGTACCGTTTACAGAGTCGGGAGCAACGATTGCCGCACTGGCGACAGAAATCGATCACGGCTCAACCGGATCTCCCATCACAACACCGGGACCGACAGTAAGGATAGCTCGTGTCGAAGACATGGCTGTCTCCGGCATCGGCGGCACAGGCAACAAATGGACGAACGAAGCAAACGCAGCATTGGTCGTGCTCGCAAAAGGCCAAGGCTCGGGGTCCGCTGGTGACAAGATGCAGACGAACGCAGTATTCGCATATGCAAGGGCTGACGGTGCGGGGACGTGGGATGCGGTAGGCGTCCAAGCAATCGGCCGGGTGATGGGATCTTCCACGCAGATCGGTACTGGCGCATACCTAGAAGGTCGTAAGGACGTTGCGGCTGGCAAGGTCGTGGCGGTTGAGGTTCGCTCTGCCAACTACGACACGGCTGGCACTGCCACCGACGACGACTACAACAACGCCGGGGCGTCAAATATGGTCGGATTGTGGATTACTGCCGCATCAGACACCGCCGGTGGTGCTTTGGCAAAGCACGGGGCTGCCATACAGATCGGCCGCGTCGGCACCGCTCAATGGGGAGTCGGGCTCGGCTTCGTCTCCGGCGCGACCGCGGACGCAGACGTTCGTTCCGACTCGTCCGCGACCACCTCCCTGTACATCGACGGAACCCACACGCATGCCCTCGCCGTCGATGCTGGTGCTGGCGCAGTCGTCGTCGGCAGCCTCACGCTCGCGGCAGCAGCGTCGCTGCTTGAGGTGCAATCAACAGCCGCGAAAGACCCGCTTGTGCTGTTCGGCAATCAGTCAGCGAACGCATCGCAACGGATTCGCTTCCAGTGTCTCTCGTCTCAGTCGGAGTGGTTTATCGCCGGTTCGTCGAATGCAGTAATTACTGGTACCGCCGCCGCCGATCAGGGAATCAAGATTACCGGCTCCGGCAAGGCATTCCACATCGGTGGAACAACGAAGATCATCACAGTCACCGCCGCAGACACAATGGGGTTCTACGGGTCAACACCCGTTGCAAAGCCGTCAGCGACCGGATCCCGGGGGGGAAACGCAGCGCTTGCATCCTTGCTCACACAGCTTGCGAGCCTCGGTCTTATAACCGACAGCACAAGCGCTTAAGGGTCAACGATGAAAATAGAAATTACCGAAGAGACAGCTGATGTTCTTCGTTCATTGCTAAATAGCCCAGTACAGATAGCGATAACGCTCTCCGACGCCGAAAAAGTTGGAAGCGCTGTAACTGAATTAAGACTGGCGCTTGACCAAAACAGTCACGTCGAAACAAACTCCAATAAAAGCTCGACATAATGAGCGCAACCTACATCACAACATCCGAACTGATGGCCACCCTCAATGTCGCATCGAATTATGCGACCGCCGACATGATCGTCGCGATAGAAGCCGCGTCACGCGCATGCGACGGCTACAAGTCCACCCGATTCTGGTCGACAGTCGAAACCCGGTACTACACCGGATGCCCCGGAGACAGCTCGCTAGCGGTCGATGAGGTCAACTCTGTGACGAGCGTAGTGATTGACATGGACGGCGACGGCACCTATGAGACAACATGGACGAAAGACACGGACTTCTACATGGATCCGGTGAACGCTTCTCTGGACTCAGCGCCATGGCGACGGATCGTCCTGTACCGACAAGCAGGAAGGAGATTCCCACGCTATGACAATGCGGTCAAAGTCACCGGCTCATTCGGATGGTCATCCGTTCCAGGAGGCGTCAAGCAGGCGACAGGGATCCTGGCCGGGAGGCTGCTGAAACGTTCGCGTGAGACCCCGTACGGATTCGCCGTGACCGCCGGCGAAGTCGTCACCGCCGCCCGCCTCGGACGCATCGACCCCGATGTTGCGTTCCTCCTCGACAATCTCCCAGGCGCCGTTCCGGAGCTAATCATCTAGATGGCTGACGTTGCTGCGATCAGGGAGGCTCTCCGGTCGCGACTTTCAACTTTGCTTGGGAATTCGGGACAAGCGTCTGCGTACTGGCTGGCGAACCCGACGCTACCAACCCTGCAGGTCGTTGGGCTTGGCCCCGTCGACTACGACACTGCATTCGGACGCGGCGGCGACGCGCTCACAGCCGTCATTCAAGGACTCGCCGCGAGCGGAGTTGACCGGGCGGGACAGGAACAAATAGACGACTGGCTAGACACCACCGGCGCAACATCCGTGAAAGCGGCGATTGAAACAGAACGACCTTCTGCGGTCACCCTAGGCGGTCTCGTGGCTTCCTGCCGCATAACCGGGCACAACAGACCACAAATCGTCCAGCTTCCTGGTGGTCAGGAAGCCTGGATGGTCGAGTTCACCCTAGAAATTCAAACCTAACCGGGCCTCCTGATGTTCCACAACCAAACCCAAAAGGGTGGCCGCCGCGTGCGGCTAGCCAAGAGCTAGGAGGCTCAAAAACCATGGCGAAGTACCTCCTCACAGATGGTTACGTCGAAATCGCCGGCAACGATCTGTCTGCCCATGCGTACTCCCTCGACACGCCACAAGAAAAGGAGCGTGTCAATGTGTCCGGCTTCAACTCCACGGGAGCGCAAGAGTTCCTCCCGGGCAGCAAAGAAGAGCAGGCAATCATCGGGTTCCTCCAGGACTTCGCGTCGTCGAAGGTTCACCAGGTGCTCGAGCCACTGTTTCGAAACAACTCCACCTTCGGATTCTCGATTAGACCGACATCTGGCGCGGTATCTCCGAACAACCCGAGGTTCTGGGGGACCGCATCAATCTTCACGTACAACGGCCTGTCTGGGCAGATCAGTGGGCGCGGGGAGACGCAAGCGGAGTTACGCCCCGCCACATCAACCGGCTTCGTTTGGGCGACATCGTAGGTGTCGTCGGAGGCGACAGTCCGGGTCAAGGGATACCAGGAGTTCGTCCGTGCCTGCGACCGCGCTGGCAAGGAGACGAAACGCGAGGTACGGGAGACATTCCGGGCGGTCGGAGAAGTCGTGCGTGCAGACGCATACCAGAAATTCGAGAAGTACAGCGAGCGCACCGCTGCCGGATACCGCACGAGGGTCAGGCAGCGGGGCGTATCAGTTGAGCAGTCGCTACGGAAAACCACCGGCAAACGGCCGGACTTCGGGAAGACGCAGATGCGTAAAGCGTTGCTTCCCGCGTTAGAGGAAAACGAGGCAACGGTCATACGAGAGATGGAGAACGCCCTCGACCGGGTCGCGAATCAATTCGAAAGGGCAACTTAAATGTCTGACGAGAAAGCTGATGGGTTCGAGCTAACTGGTGAGTTCTACCGCTGGTCTGTCACCGATACCGGGAAAGACCTCATGCTGATCGACCGTTTCTCCGGGATGCCCGTGCATGAGTTTTTCGAGATCATCGAGGATTCTTTCGACCGAGGTCGGGCACCAATTCTTCTCGCGTTGATGGCGACATCAATACGAGCGAAGCATCCAGACTGGTCGGTTGAACGCATCGTCCGCGTGGTCCTCGGCGTCAGCCTTGCTGAAGTCGTCTTCGTCGACTCAGACGCAGAGGAGAACACAAACCCCCCGGAGGAAGCCGCCGCGG